ATATGATTATAGTATGTTTATACTGTTAAATATAAAAACATAGCAAATTGTAATTAAGATAAATAATGTATGGTTATATACGGTGAACACAAAGCAGAAGAGATCTTACCTATTGAAGGTATAAAAGATCCTAGATTTCAAACATGGATGAGAGAGATACTCAAATTAAATTGGGATGGATATGAACTTTGGTTATATGGTGGTATCTTAGAGAATAGAAGAACTGCAGATCTAGATGGTTGCATCATAGGTGAGCCTGATCCACTTAAAATAGAATATCTATTAGATAACATAGTTAAGATTAGTTTTGCGTTACAGATCTACCCAGACATCCAGTACAATATGACTGGTGAAGTCTATGATCCTATTACTGACAAAGAGAAAACAATTACTTATGCTTATTATAGACAGTATTTAAACTATAAAGGAATGGAATTTAATAGAGGTTTACCAAAAGATGGTTGGTTTCAAAAAGAAATAAAATGGCCTCATAATAAAGAAACAAAACTACCTCAACATCCTATTCAATTAATATAAAAAAAGCCTCTAATTTCTTAGAGGCTTTTAAGTTTAATAAAGTTTTAGATTAAGCTTCTACGATTGTACCCGTTACCGCGTACATCGGAGCTTTTTCCATTCCACCGATTACTAATTCGTATCCGTTTCTGTCTGCGTATGCAACTCCTGATACTGAAGTACCTGAAGTCATATAAGCCCCTCTTTCGATTCCAATTGACCAATAGTTACCATTTGCATCTTTAGCTACTGCAACCATTGAAGTTGCTTCCGCCATCAATAATAGCTGATTGCGCTTAGCCGCCGACATTTTGTTAAATACCATTGTCAATTGTTGATCATATGTTACTGTACCATTTTCCTGTGTAGGAGTAATAGTTTCAGTTAAACTTGATGTTTGTCTTGGAGTTTCGAAAACGAAGAAATCAGCTGGAACTAGAGGAGAACCACCAACGTTAATCGCTGTGATTACACCTGCGGCTTCTGTGATAGATGAAACTGGTCCGTTAGCGATAAAGATCTTCTCTATACCACCTTGTGAGTCGTTACAGTCTAATACAAAGCCTGCTGTCAAATTTGAACATGCCATAATTTTCTTGTTTTGTTTTTAATTTTATAAAAGACTGCCACCTAATGGCAGCAGTCCTAATTTAATGTTTATGCTAATCCGTTTGTTGAGAACACATTAACTTGAGAAACTCCTACTCCGATTCTCCAAGCAGCTTTAAATAACATAGCATCTAAAGAGTTAGAGTAAACGAATTTGAATGAATCCAATTCATCTTGCAATCCAGTTGCAGCTACGATGAATTTAGAAGGACCAGCAAATACGTAGTTTGAACCAACTAAACCGCTAGAAATTACAATTTTTGCATTTGTTCCAGGCAACATCATGATCTCGTTAGAGTCAACTGATGGGTAGTGGTAAAGGTTTTGAGCAACTAAAGCTCTAACCAATGTTCTGTAATTAGCAGGAGAACAAACGATAACGATGTCGTCTCTGTTAATAACTGACTCATCGATTGCATCGTATAAGTCTAAAGCTTGATCAACTGCATTTGATACAGTCCAAGCAGCAGCTCCAGCAGGAACAGCAGCACCGTTAGCAAGTGTGATTTGACCTTTCAAACCAGCAGTAGTTCCAAATCCATTGATTAAGAAATCTTCAGTAGCTTTAGTCAATTTCATTTGGTAAGACTCAGAGATAATGTTCTCAAAAGGAATGAAATCGTTACCAGTACCTGCGCTCATGAAAGCTGATTGGTAAACTGAACGTAAGTCCTCAGGACATAATTGAGTTTTAGATTGTAATGATTCGATGATAACTGGTACTTGTGTGTAAACCACTTGACCATCACCTGGGTAACCACCACAAGATAGAGCAGAAACTGGTAATTCAGCGTCTACTAAGTTAATTGTGAATGCTCCACTTGTCATACCAGTTCTTAAGTCTGTGTACTGTAACAAGTTAGTATCCAATACCGCTTTTGCGATCAAGTCCATAGACAATTCGTCAGTATAAGCAGGTAAAGCTGAGATGTTAAATCCGTATGCCATAATATTTGTTTTGTTTTTTGTTTTTTGTTTAATTATTTGCTCTTACGCATCTTAGCCAAAGCTTCGATTCTGTTTGCGGTAGCAGTGTTTTTTTCTGCTAATACATTAGCAAATGTGTTTTTTACTCTTGAAGCTCCTGGCTCAGCAGCCATAGTTTCAAATCTTTTCTTAAGTGCAACTACTTCTTCAGTTAATACTGCGATCTCTTCAGTGAAGGGAGCGATTAACTCAGCAATTCCAGCTAGTAAAGCCTCAGTTGCAGGTAAAGCTTCTGGAGTAACTGGTACCTCTACCTCTACTTCTTCCATAGCTTCTTCAACTTTAACTTCTACTTCTTCTGCAGCTGCTTCAGCTTCTTTGTTAGCTACTTCAGTGATTTCACCGTTTTCGCCAACTGTAAGAATTAAACCATCTGTAGTTTCGTGCATGCCAGCAGGAGCAAATGGATCTTCAGATACACCTTCACCAGCTCTTACGAATAAGATTGCTCCTACTTGTAATTCACCTTCAGTGTATACTTGTGTTCCATCTACTAATGTAGCTTCAGCAAAGTTGTACTGAGAACTTAACATAATCTTAAGTCTTCTTAGTGCTTGATTTACGTTCATAAATGTTTTGTTTTGTTTTTGTTTCATCAGGAATAGTCCTGATATTGTTAAATATAAAAGGTGTCAATACTGACAAAAGTTTTAAAATACACAAAATACACAAATTCACTCGTTTTGGAAACCCTCCATATATGTACTGTCTACTACTATAGTAAGGTACTAACTATGGGAGGTTTCTAGGATATAGTAAAAACGTGTATTATATGCAATATTATTCTTGATCAGGACTCTTTTTGTTGGCAGATCTAATTCTAATTACATTTAATATAATACCTGTAATTAATAAGGCTACTGTTAATATTGCCTGAGCATTAACCAAATATGCTCCGATACCTACGTATCCTACTAGATTTGCTGCACTGTCCTTCACGTTGTCCATGTTATGATTTTGTTGATGTTCTTTCTATGAATTGTCCAGCAATTGAAAATCCATTCAATTTACCTTCTTTGATTTGTTTCCAAGTCTCTTCATTATTGATTTTGTATGAAACATACCAATCACCTTTAGTTGGATTAAAACCTAATGCTTTAGATTTATCCATTTCAGGGTCTTCTACAATCCAAGATTCTACTAAAGTATTCTCTTCGTCTGGATTCATAGAGTGATTAATATCAGTCATATGTTGTTTATGTTCTTTTAAAAACTTTTCAGATAATTTCTTAATAGTTTCATCAGAGAAGTATACATGGAATAAATTACCATCTTCATCTCTTCGTGGTATTAATTGAAACGCTTTCATAGCTGGACCAGTAATGATCATCTTGTCATCATCTTCTGCAAACTTCCATTCACTTGCTAATCTTGCGTTGTTTCTTATATATCCAGTCGGACTTGGTTCCGAGCTATTACAAGACTCACCAGCTAATCCAGCTGCAGGTCCTTCAGATATTACTATGTTTCTACCACCAGCTGTTCTAAACACTCTCAGTTGCTCCCAGTAATGTTGGCAATTAACTCCGCCCTTATAATCAAAGATACTGTAGAAATTAGAACCGTTAGGTCCAAATCCAAAGTTAACTCCATCCATCATACTGATTTCATTTCTAGTATAGATTTTACCTAATGCCATTAATGCACGACAAAAGTTTCTTTGTGCACCTGGTCCTGTATATCTGTAACTAGGTTCTGGTACTTGTTGACTACCACTACCTGATAATTGTGCAAGTATGTCTAATGCATCTACACCTCTTAGGAATTCAGTAATAGTTTCAAAGTTTTCTTTAGCTAAATTAACAAAAGTTGTATTAGCCATATCTAAAACTTCACCAACTTCTGGTTTACTAGCAAATGCTAAGACTGCATTATGAAATTCTATTTCTTCAACGATCTTAGGTTTCTTACCTAATTGATCTACGAAATCAGGTAATGCATCAACATTTACATCAAACTTTTCAAAGCCTGCGTAACAAATTGCAGCAGCTTGATCTTCTGCATAACCTTCTGAAATTAATTGAGGTATACAACGACCAAGATACTTATCTTCTGATTCTCCTGGTATCTTATTTACAAAAAGGTGTTGAGCTGCAAATGCCGCCCAATGTACACCAATAGCTGGTTCTTCTACTAGACTCATTATTTCTACTTGAACGTCATCAAATCCAACGCCTTCAACTTCAGCTAATAATTCTACTATTTTATTAATATTTGCCATATTCTTATTTATCTAATTATAATCTCGCAAGATCTGTTATTTTTCTATCAGCTTCTTGTTGACTTGTCATCTGACTAGAAACTACGTAAGCTTGTACCACAGATGGCCCGGTTGAACCCTGTTGATTTCCTAATGTGATTTGATTTTGTACTTGTTGACCTTCAGCAGCAGCGCCAATACCAGCTGTAGGATTGTATACTGGAGGAGTAGGAACAGAAGGAACTGCACCTGCAG